TCTGAATGTTCATATCTTCACACACAACACCCACAAACAAATTTTTCTTCCTATTATACTGGAATCACGAAGTCCACTTCACGTGGATATTCACCTTGTTGTGTTGTCAATGAAATCGCAGTTCCATTTGCAGTTTGAAGTCCAGTTCCAGTTCCTTGTTCACCAGAAGTGAATTCCATGTATGCAGTTTCTTCAAAGATTTCGTCCCACCCTAAAATGAATCTGTATGTTTCCGCTGGTGTTGCACAATCGTCTGCATAAGTTTCAATGATCGCAGTGATTCCACAACTTGTTGCCAACATCATCAAATCTTCGTTCACAACACCAGTGATTTTCGGAATGTAAAATTCAAGTGAAACTTCCATCAATGTTGATCCGTTTTCCCTTGATGCGTTTGAAGTGAAACCAGCCGAACCTCTTTCAAATTCCCACACATAAAACACATCTGTTCCTGGATTCACCATTGTGATTGCAGTGTAATCGTGTGCAGATCCAGCAGTCAACGATGAAATTTTGTCAGTGTCAACCAACCAGATTTTTTTTATTCCACCACGTCTGTTTCTATCGCAACAAATAACGTCATGACCTCTTGTAATTCCCATAATTTTATTTTTTTATTGTTATTTATTAAATTAGTAACCTATCACAACCATTGAATCATGAAGAAATTGCATTCCTAGTTTGAAATATGATCTGACATAAACTTTTTCCGTCAAGTCATCATAGAACATTTTCATTTCACCTTCTGGATCAGTTGTGTCCGTCCCTACACAAAGATTTTGTTTTGCTACGTAACACGCACGAACATCATCAGTCAATGAAAGTTGTGTTGCTGCAACGTCCCATGTGTGCATCGGAACAACTTCGATTCCTCTGAATGTTACATTTCCACCATTTTTCAGTGCTTGATATGCAGCATCTGATGACGTTCCTTCAATGCTTGTCAAATAATCGTTATAAATTAAAGGTGAAACATAAATTGCCTTATCATTTGTCGGAACACCTTGAAGTGCTGATGGTGCTGTTGAATATAAAGACCTCAATGCAGCGATTCCATCACCAGCAGCAAATGCACCAGAATTAGGAATTGTCACTTTGTTTCCGTCAACTATTGTATCAGCGATCAATAATTTCCACCAACCATCTGCGGAATCATAACACGATTCGTTTGTTCCAGTATATCCAGTGTCACCATACCATGCTAATCTGACAACGTCTTGTGAAATACCTTGTCTGACATTTGCAAGAATTGTGTTCATCAAATCAGTTCCTTGAAGATCAAAGACGCTGATTCCATTTCTGAAAGATTCTTCAAGATAAGTTCCGAAGAACGCATCTTGACATTGTGAAACTGCGACACGCATTCTTCCAGCGGTGATCACTTTGTCGTTCACGTTGAAATCACCAGATTCATCGTCACCGCAACCAGTGTATTTTTTCACGATGCACGAAAGTGCGTCCGCAGTATAAAGATTCATTTTGTGTTTTACGTTCGGAATCACTCTGAATTGCATGATGTCACTATCTCTGAAGATAGGTTCAAGAAATAACGTGCTGAAATTCGCACCGCTATAAGTTGCCGAAATGTTGTCAAGTGCTACATTTGCCATAATTTTTGATTTTTTTTGTTATTATTTTTATATTTATTATTTATGCTTTTCTTTGCAAACCCTTCAACATCGCATTGTAAAATGCAGAATTTTCATCAACAACTTTGTCAGTTCCGATGTTTGGATCTTGATCAGCAACAACATCTGTTTTTGTTGCCTTTAGTTTTGAAATTTCATTTGAAAGATTTTGAACTTCTTCATTTGCAGTTTCTAATTGACCAACCTTGTCTGCGATTTCTTCTTCTTTCATTCCCAGTTGTTCTTCGATCTTATGAACTGCATCTTCAAGATTTTTCACTTGATCTTTCAATTCTTCATAAGTTTTTGCCCAGTCAGTGTCTTCCGCTTCACTTCCATCTTCATCACCTTCTGCGTTTTGAATTGATTCATTTTGATTTTTGAAAAGTGATTTGATTTGTTCGATCAAACCTTTTTCTTCATTGATTTCGTTTGCCATGATTTTTTCTTCTTTTTTATTATTTAATATTATAGAATTGATTTTTTCTTCTGTTATATTGTTGAATTTTGAAACATCGTAATTGTTCACAATTTCAACTGAATCACTGACCATGTTTGCAAAACCAACTTGAAGTGTTTCATCAGCATTCAACCATGTTTCTGCATTCATAAGTCCGACAAGTGTTTCAATGTCTTGATCAGATTTTGTTGCATAAATTTCAGCAATTTCATCACGTATTTTGTCAAGAACATTTGCAGTTTTTCGAAGTTCATTTGCATCACCACCAGCCATTGTGAAAGGATTGTGGATCATAAACAATGAATTCTTTGCCATTTCCACATCGTCACCAGCCATTGCGATCACCGATGCAATTGATGCGGCAATTCCTTCAACTTTCGTTGTGACTTTTCCTTTGTGGTTTTTTAAAGCATTGTAAATTGCAAGACCATCAAACACCGATCCACCAAGTGAATTGATGTGAACATCAAGATTTTTTCCTTTTACTTCACGAAGTTCATCAATGAAAGATTTTGCGTTGACATCGAACCCACCGATTTCTGAATAAATCCAGATTTCTGCGGTTTCTTTTGCTTTGTTGTTTATTTCGAACCAATTTTTCATGCGTGGCAAAAATACAAACACAATCTTTTTGTTCTTCGAAATTTACGGAAGTTTATTTTTTGAAAAGTTTTGATCTGGAAACTTGTTTCTTTTTTGCTTTGATGTTTGCATCTTTTCGAAATTTGTTTCTGTATTTATAGACAATGCCTTGAACTTGTCGATCAGACAGATCATAAATGATTGAAAGATCCATGAATGTGTGTGTCACATGTCCTTCATTTTCCACAAGAAGACGATCAAATTCTTTGATGATCAGATAATTTCGAACCCTTGTCGGTTCTGCAATTCCACGTTCAATCAAATGATAGACGATGTCTTTCGGTGTCGCATATTCACCGAACCTTGTCTGGATTTCGTTCCAGATCGTTTCAATGAAATCTTCAACATGTGTCACTTTGTTAGGTTTCGCCATTCTTTTTGAAGTTCAAACATCTTGTTCATGATTTTATTCACACACCCACCACAACCGAAAATGTTTTTTCCGACTTTTGCGTCAATATATTTGTTGAAAAACGGAAGAATTGCAAGTGCGTCTTTTTTATTATACATAAAACGACCACGTGCATCTTTTCTGATCTTCTTCAATAAGTTGTCAATTTCATTCTGATCATCAATTGAAACTTTGTCTGCAATTTCTTTCATTGTGAAGTGTTTTGTTTGTTCAAAAATACGTGGTTTTTTTATTCCGACAACTATCATGATTTTTTGTTTTTTAACATCACATTGTTCATTGTCACCATTTCTTGATCGGACATTCGCCACCCATTTCTTTTGACATCAGTGTCTTTGCTTTTAAATTACATTTGCAAATTGAACATGAATCTGCATTGAAGATCCACAAAAATTTGTTTCTTCTGTTTTCACATGTTCTGCAAATTTTCAATCTTTGATCTTGAACTTCTTTTGTTTCAGTGATTTTCATTTTTTTTGTTTTTTAGAATGTCGCATGTGCTTCAATGTTTTTCACTGCAAGTTGTGAATCCGTCACGTCCGCTTCAACAAGATAAACCCTTTGATCAGATCTTTCAGTCAGTGCGTTTGACATTGCAAGTGATTGTTGTTCCATCATGTCAGTCGCCATCACCATTCCACCATCAGCAAATTTTCGTCCACCACCAGCAACATTCATTGAAGACAACATCGGTCGAAACATTGCAGTTGATTTCTTATTGATCACCGCTTCACCACCTTCAAGTTCAACAACACGACCACCCACCGCAAATTTTTCACCACCTTGTTTGTGTGATCTTCCATGAACCATTCCACCCATCGCAAATGATTCACCTTCAATTCCACCCAGTTCCGCAGTCGGTGGTGCTTGTGCGTTGATCGTTGAAATTTGAATTCCAGTCAATGCAACCATTGCCGCAGTCATGACACCTTTGATGATCGCATCAGCAATTGCGTTTCCAGTTGCAGAAGAAGACCAGATTTGCATGACCGCCATTGCACCAGCCATCAATGCTTGTGCCTTCATCATTTTCTTGTCACGATCGAATTGTGCAATTTTTAGATCAAGAATCTTTTTGTCATGTTTCTTTGTGATCGTTTCTTCCATTTTCGCTTGTTCTTCGGAAGTTGCTTGTTTGTATTTTGTCGTTTCTTTCAGTGCTTCAATTTCTTTGTTCTTTGTCCCTTCAATTCCTTGAATTTCTGCGTCCATTTGTGTGTGTTGAAGTTGATTCATTGCAGACATGATTTCCATCACTTGACCGACCGCCATTGAAATTGATTCAACAAGTTCTTCACCAGTGAAATCCGTTCCATCTTCTTTTGATCCGAACAATGATTTTTTCAACCACCCAGTTGTCGGTTGATCTGAACCAAAAGATTCAAGATCTTGTTCATATCCTTCGATTTCTCTTTTCAAATCGTTGATGTTCTTGATTTGTGTTTCAGTTGAATCATCAGAACTTTGAATTGTTATCAATGCAAGATCCAGTTGTGCTTTTGCAATTTTCATTGCTTGTTGAATTCGTTCTTTTGTTATTCTTGCACCTTCAGATTCAAGAAGTTTCATCGATTCAAGTTGCTTTTTGTCTGCGTCAATTGCTTCGTTTATTTTGTCAACCTTCGTTTCAATACCATCATTGTTTTCTTTGAATTCTTCATTCAATTCTTTGTTGACTTTCGCAACTTGTTTGTCAACTTTGATCAATTTTCTTTTTGCTTCTTTCAGATTGTTTGTTGCAGTGACCACATCACCACCAGTTGTGATCGCTTCTTTCAATTGTGTTGTGTAAAGTGCAACGTCATCTTGCAAAAGTTGATATTCAGTTCGTTCTTCAATTTTTGTTTTGTTTGATGTTTGTGTTGTTGTGATCAAACCATCAATGATTGATTGTGCGTCCTTCATTTCATCATTTTGCTTGTTTTGAAGATTGTTGATCTGTTTTTCAATGTTGATCCTTTTTGTTTTTTGTTCTTGATAAAATTCTTCGTGTCTGGTGTTTTGTTTTGTTCTGTTTGCGTCCCTTTTCTTCACATCAAGATTTTGACTGATTGCGTTCCCTTCTGCATCAATCATTTGAATTGTTCCATACTTCAGTTCGTTTTCTGATTTCGAATTTGACGCATTGATTTCCGCAACTTCATTTCTTTCCCTTAATGCAAGATTTTCTGCGTCAAGTGCTTTTTGCAGTTTTTCTTGAAGTTCCAGTTCTTCTTTCACCATTCCGATGACTTTTTCTTCTGAAAGTTGAAGAATATATTTTGCTTTTATGTTGTTGACTGCGTTTTTGTATGCAGTTGAAAGTTGATCTGCAAGTTTCTTTTCATCACTTAAATTTGTGATATTAGTTCCAGCAATTTCATTCAATTCTTTGACCGCCTTCAATCGATCTTTTCGTTCAACATTTTCATCTTTTATTTTTGAAATCAATTGCTTGACATTTGCCAGTTCTTTCGTTTGACTATCATCAAGACCTTCTTTGACTTGTTTCATTCGTTCCGTTTCTTCATTGATCTTCTTCATTGAATCCGAAACTTCTTCGGTTTCATCTGACATTGATGAAAAAAGTGCAATTCCACCAGCCAACGCACCGACCAGAAGACCGATCGGATTTGCCTTGATTGCAATATTTAACAATTTCAACGCACGTGTCAAACCAGTCACACCACCACTTGTTGCGATCGCAACGATTCGCATTGCAGTGGTTGCAATTGACCACAAACGTGTTGCAGCCATTGACAACAACATCACTGCCTTATATGAAACAAATGCAGTTGTCAAACCGACAATCACTGGTGAAAGTTTCTTCAACACTTTGAACATTCCACTGATCAGATCAATCACAATTGAAAGAACTGGTTCAAGTGATTCGATCAATGCAATTGCAAATCCTTCGGCTGCACTTTTTGTTTCATCAAGTTGTCCTTTTAGTGTGTCACGCATCACTTCTGCAAACCTTTGTGTTGTCCCTTCTGCATTCGCAAGTTTTGCACTTAATTCGTCAATGGAATCGGCATTTTTTAACATTGACGCAAATGCAGTCACCGATCTTTTGTCAGTGATTTCCAACATTCCAGCAACATCAATTCCTTTTGCTTGAAGTTCTTTCATTGCTGGAACAAGTTCTTCAACTGAAGTCACATTTCTTCCAAGTGATTGTGCAAGATCACCTGCTGGATCAGCAAGTTTCAAAAATATATTTTTCAAAGACGTTCCCATTGTTGATGCGTCCATTCCAGAATTCGCAAGAACACCAAGAATTGACGTTGTGTCTTCAAGTGTGAAACCCATTGCCGATGCAACTGGTCCAACTTTTGACATTGCAGTTTCAAACTTTGAAAGATCCAGTGCTGAATTCGCAAACCCAGCCGCCATCACATCAGTGACACGACTTGTTTCTGCGGAATCAAGATTGAATTGTCGAAGTGTTGAACCAACCAGTGCGGTTGTTGTTGACAGATCTTCACCGAATGCAAATGCAAGATCAAGAATTGAACTTGTCATGTTTTGAATTTCAGTCGGATCAAAACCAAGTTTTGCAAGTTCTTTTTGTAGTCCAGCAACTTCACCAGCGGTGAACGCAGTTGACGATCCAAGATCTTTCGCTTGTTTTTCAAGTTCTTTCATTTCACCAGCGGTCGCACCAGAAATCACACCCACTTGTTTGATCTGGAATTCAAAGTCAACAAACACACCGATCACACGTTCCAGTGTTTTGAATGCCATCACCGCAGCACCGATCTGAAATGCCATTCCTTTGATCGCACCCCCATAGTTTCCGACATTTCGATGTGATCGTCCCATCGCTTTGTCCATCTTTGACATTTGTGCGGTGTTCTTATTTATTTGACCAGATAGTTTTTCAAATTCTTTTCGATCTTTTCCAAGTGGATCG